TCTAACCAACAACGTAAACTAGGAGCCGTTATGGTTGCCGTAAATCATATACCACACCTTGTACACACACAAACGGCCTTTGTGTGGCGTTTTCTGGCACTGAATATCGGAGAAAAAAACCGCTTGATCGCCACCAGCAAAAATGGCTATGATTCCCACGCACCTCATAAAACGGGTGTCGGGATTAGCCTCCTGAAAACAACTGAAGCGCACAGCACGCGCCCCGCGTGTTTTTTTGTGCCGCATAGTCACACCTTATCAATGGTGGGCTGTACGGGGGCGGAGCAATCCGCGCCGGTTTCTTCAGTGTCCGGTAAGGCTAACCCTGTACAGTCCGCCACCAGCGAAATTAGCCTTTTGCGTGGCGGTTATCTTAACCACACTGAGGAGGCTGCCAACATGGCTACTACCCCTACCCTCGTACATTCTCAAACCGCCTTTATCTGGCGCTTTATCATCTTTGGCGCGTCAGAACATCAAATCATCCTCGTAACCGCCTGGACGGAACGCGAAGCGCGTAGCCGTTGCCCGTCCGGTTGTGTTGCTGTATTCGCCGCCCGTATTCGTCAGGGGTCACATCATGCGTAAAAACCGCTTGCAAAAAATTATCACGGGGCTGTATGCTTCCCCCGTCGCCCACATGGCGACCGGGTTTGACAGCCTGAATACATCTGGCGGACAGCCGCCCACATCCGATAAGCGGTTTTTTTGTGTCCGTAAACCTACCCATACCCGCATTATGGCGGGGCGTAACGGGGGAGCCTTTGTGCTCGCTGGTTTCCAGATGACCAGTCTGTCAACCCTGTTACGTCTCGCCACCATGTTTGACAGCGTAGTAGCGAGACTCCTTAAAATTCATCTGGGAGCCTTTCACATGGCTGTATCCGCACGCCCTTACTTTGTCTGGCGCTTTATGCAGTGCCTGACAGACAGCATTGCAATATTCACCGTTACCGCTGCCACTGAGCGCGAAGCACGCGCACAGCTGCCGCACGCACATCTTATTTTTGTCGCCCGTATTCGTCAGGGGGTGTGCCATGCCTGACATGACCAATTACCAGTACCTGATTAATCCGCATTTTAACTGTGAGCATGATATTGCTAAAAAGGTTTATTCCGCTGCGGATGGGGCTACTGACAATATATCAATGGCTGTTTCGTCAATTGGTAGCCTGATGTGGTATGCGTCAGAAAATAAGGAATATGACGAAAAGGCCATGCGCATTGATATGGGTAATATCGGTTTGTTACTGGCAATGCTTGGACAGTTTAATATTTCGTTACGGTGCACCATTGAAAATGCCACAGATGCATTAAATGCCATAAAGAAAGCGAATACTGATTCAAATCGGGGATAAATAATCATGAGAACATATTTATCTGGCTTGACTGCCAGCGGTTATGCACACCCAAAAATTATCCCCGGCGCTATTTATCTGGATAAGAACGGTAACAGAGTAACGGTAAAAGAACTGATGTTTGACCGTGTGTATTTTATTCGTGATGGCTATTCATTTCATAGTTCGCTGAACGTGGAGATCTTTATTAGCAGATTCAGGCGGGAAATCCCGCCTTCCAGAAATAACCATGTGCCATGTATGGATGTTGATAAAAAACTACAGGAACTGAAAAACATGATTGCCGCGTGGAGAGAGCAGAAATGAAAAAAGCGCCAAATTTAAAACACCAGCCACGTGACAAAATGACGGAAGTCATCATTTTTGCGGGTAGTGATGCGTGGGCACATGCGAAGCAGTGGCAGGAACAGGACGGGCGACTGGCTGGCGATAACGTGCCACCTGTCTGGCTTGGAGAGCAACAACTTGCCGAACTGGACAACCTGCAAATCGTACCGGACGGACGCTATCGCGTGCGTCTCTATCAGGCGGGGTTATTGCGTTCGGGGCTTGTTAATACCATCGGGCAGAAACTGGCAGCGGCAGGTGTCAGGGATGCTGATTATTACCCTGAAGGAATGCACAGCCAGAAACGGGAGAACTGGCGCGAATATCTGGAACGTGAACGGGCAGAGCAGGCGGAAAAGAAAAAGGTAGTTGAACTGCCTGTAAAGAAAAAAGAGCGGGTAAAAGACGATAACGCTTCATCACTGGCGCTTAACCAGATGGGAGCAAGTCAACGCGGCGAAGTTCTCCTGGCACATTATGGCGGTGAACTGGCGATTCATGCTGACTCTGACACTGTTCACCATTACAACGGCGTTGTATGGGAGCCAGTACAGGATAAAGAATTACAGCGAGCTATGGCACAGATTTTCATTGATGCGGAGATCAGCTATTCGCAGAACGCCATTAAATCGGCGGTCGATACCATGAAGTTAAGTTTGCCTGTAATGGGGAATACAGCCCGTAACCTGATTGGATTCAGTAACGGGGTATTTGATACCAGAACAGGTAATTTTCGGGAGCATAACAAAAACGACTGGTTGTTAATTGCCAGTGAATTACCTTTCAGCCCACCAGCAGAGGGGGAAACGCTGGCAACACATGCGCCGAATTTCTGGAAGTGGTTACGCCGTTCGGTGGCTGAGAATGACCGCAAGGCGGATCGCGTACTGGCTGCATTATTCATGGTGCTGGCGAACCGGTACGACTGGCAGTTATTCATTGAGGTAACAGGTCCAGGGGGAAGTGGTAAAAGCGTGATGGCGGAGATTTGCACCATGCTGGCGGGTAAGGCCAACACGGTATCGGCAAGCATGAAGGCGCTGGAAGATGCCAGGGAACGCGCGTTAGTGGTTGGCTTTTCGCTGATTATCATGCCGGATATGACCCGTTACGCTGGTGATGGCGCAGGAATTAAGGCCATTACAGGCGGTGACAAGGTGGCAATCGACCCGAAGCATAAAGCCCCCTACTCAACACGCATTCAGGCGGTAGTGTTGGCGGTGAACAATAACGCCATGTCATTCAGTGACCGCAGCGGGGGGATTTCACGTCGTCGGGTGATATTCAATTTTTCGGAGGTTGTACCGGAAAACGAACGCGACCCCATGCTGGCAGAAAAAATAGAAGGAGAGCTGGCGGTTGTGATTCGCCACCTGCTTACTCGTTTTTCTGACCAGGACGAAGCTAAACGCCTGCTGTATGAGCAGCAGAAATCAGAAGAAGCTCTGGTGATAAAACGCGAGGGCGATTCGCTGGTGGACTTCTGCGGCTATCTCATGTCGTCGGTAATGTGTGATGGTCTGTTAGTGGGTAATGCCGAAATTATTCCGTTCAGTCCGCGCAGGTATCTTTATCACGCCTATCTGGCATATATGAGGGCACACGGATTCGGTAAACCTGTAACACTGACGCGCTTCGGTAAAGATATGCCGGGGGCAATGGCGGAATATGGCAGGGAGTATATGAAACGGAAAACGAAGCACGGTTTGCGTTCAAATGTGACCCTGACAGAGGATTCAGAATACTGGATGCCATCATGTGCATCGGTCACAAATGACGATGGAAAAAATTAAACTTATGGAATAACTGTTCACCACTGTTCACCCTGCAATAAATGTCTTTTATATCAGTATATTATAGGGTGAACAGTTATTTATGAACTGTTCACCAAACTATTCACTGTTCACCTTTTTGATTCTTTATTGAGCTTTAAGGGTGAACAGTGGTGAACAGTTGGTGAATAGTTTTTGTGAAACTGTTCACCCCTTAACATCATGAATAAAAAGGGAAAATTGCAAAAGGTGAACAGGTGAAGGGTTGAAATGCAAAAATTTTATTTTATTGCTGTGAGGTAAAGCCTGTGACAACGAAGCACGCCAAAAAACCACAATCTCACGCCCTTGATTTGACAGAACACTGGCTGAGGGTGGCGATAAAAATCATCGACCGCAACGCCGGGGAAGGATACGCGAAAGCACATCCCGAACTGATAAGCGCATTCATGACCACGACGGCGGCAAACTTTGCCACGCTGACAGAACGGGAGATTGCCGAAGCGGAACAGGTAACAACCATCAACGTTAAAACCGGAGAGGTGGAATCATGACAGCACAGATAGC